CTCTAGATCTACGTTCTTAGGCTAAATAAAGGACTAATCTGTAATGGCTAATATTTATGTGAATTACCCAGAAGTTGCTGAGGGAGCACCGATTGAAGTTCCTGGGTTTGGTGTTCTTGCAAATGGTACTAGTAGTGCTGATAAGGTCAATGAATCTACTATTAATTGGATGGCTCTTAATGAGTTAGAAGTAGATCTCTATTTACCTCCAGCAGTGATTGATCTACCTGATCTTACTTGGACTACATCCAATAATATGGTCGAAGGTTTGGTCGAAGTTTTGGTTGAAGAGAATGGAGGTACTGAGTAATGCCTGTCGGTATTGGCGCTAGTGGCGTAATTGGTATCGCCTTTGAGACTACAGCCGGTACTTATACGGCACCTACTAAGTTCTTCCCCATTAGATCTGAGAACTTAATGTTCAAGCAGAACGTGAATCCTCGTAGAGTGATTCGTGGTATTGCTGCACCGTTAGGTTTTACTAAAGGTGATGGTATTGTCGAAGGTGATATCTCTATGGAGGTATTATCAGACGTCCTTCCTTACTTCTTGTATTCATCTAGAGCGACTATTGTTAAGACTGGTGCAGGCCCTTGGGTTTATACCGCTAAAGGTAATAACTCAGGATTTGCTACTACTGGTCGTACTATGTCCATTACTGTTGTACGTAATGGTGCTATATTTGGTTATACCGGTTGTATGGTTGGTAATAGTAAGTACTCTATTGAAGACGGAGTACTATCCGTAACCCATAAGATTATGGGTCAAGAAGAAGCTACTCAAGCCAACCCTTCTGCTGTTTACACTGGTGCCACTACTCCATTTGGTATGGGCACGTATGTCCTTACTGTCAATGCTGTCACGGATCAGAACATCGGTGGAATCACCATTGATATCGAAGATAACATCTCCGCTGAATATCGATTGAATACAACTACAGGAGCTGATGTTATTCACTGGGGAGAGAACACTACTAAGTTCTCTATGGATCGTGACTTCTTAGACAAGACTTCCTATGCAAGCTATCGAGCTACTACCCCCGAAGCATACGTAATCACTTGTACCAATGGTGGTGAGATTGTTGCATATACCATCCCGGTTGGGACTATGACAATGTACGAAGTAAGTCTTAGTAGTGTTGGTGATTTGGTTGCAGCTAAGGTTGAAGCTGAAGGTGCCTATGATGCCACCCTGGGTGCTCCGTGGCAGATTGCTGTTACTAGTACTACTGCTAATATTACTTAGTGAAAATGAATTCGTAATAACACAGGAGGATAGCAATGCCTAATGCAAGTGTATCAACTGTTCCTACTAAGTTTGAACTCAAGACTCTACCTGGTGCGTTTGTATCTATTCGTCGTATGACTTATGGTGAGAAGCTTGATCGTTTAGAGAAGTCCGCTGATCAAGAAATGACTAGAGACGACAAGAATAAGTCTGTAAAGGTTGATGTTAAGAATAGGATCCGTCGAACTCAAGAACTTGATTTTGGTAGATGTATTGTAGATCACAATCTCACTTGGACGAATGGAGATTACGAGGTCCCATTCGATTTCAAGAATGATCCTACTGCATTTGATCGCTTCGATCCCATTATTGCTGAAGAGATTGGTACTTACATCGATAGCCTTAACAACTATGTTGAAGATGACGCAGTTGCTTTGAGTGAGGGAAAAGAACCCTTAACCTCAGATTATTTGACTCCATCGTAAGAAAGAAAAAGCTTAACCCTAATGACGTAGAGTTAATTAGTGTCATCGGTCTTTATACTTTATGTAAGGACTTACATCAATTACCTGGTCCAGGTGGAATCTTAGATCAAGATAGTTATCTAATGGAAGCCTTTCAAATGATAATTAATCATAGGGTTGCTCGACAGGAATTAGAGGCTAAGAAAAGTAAAGGTTAACTTTCTATTGAAAGGTTATTATGGGGTTCAGTCAAAGAGAGTTAGCCTTACTTATAACAGCCGAAGATCAGGCTTCTGGTAAGATAACTTCTTTAGCAGCTAGTATGAGCAGTCTATCTGTATCATCTAGTACAGCTGGTATGAACTGGTTAGCTGCTGGTTATGCATTAAATAGAGTAGGCGACTCGTTGGGAAACCTCGGACAACAAGGTCTGAGGTTTTTTAATGATGCCACACAGGATGCTATTGATTATAGTAAGGGTGCTGCTTTAGCAGCTACACAATCCCAACGTCTAGGTATCTCTTTAGCTGATATTACTACCATTGGTAGGTCTGTTGGTAGAGATGTCCCTATTGCTATAGATCAAATAAATCCAGCTCTGTATGATATCTTCTCTACAGTCAGTGCTACTATTCCTGAAGCTACAGATATGCTTACTCAATTTGGTAAAGCCTCTATAGCTGGTGGTGTTGATGTACAAAATACGTCCCGTCTAACCATGGCTGCGCTGAATGCTTGGCAACGACCACTTAGCGAAACTACTAAGATGTTGGATATTCAGTTTAAGACTGCTGAGTTAGGTGGTCGTACTTTTGAAGAGATCACAGGTGCTATGGCACGTGCTGTCCCTGCAACAAGAGCGGCAAACGGGTCCTTTGAGGACTTAGGTGGAATGATGGCATTCCTAACCGCTAATGGTCTAAGTGCTGAAATGTCTGCTACGTCCGCTGCTCGTGCCTTTGATACTATTGCTAACCCTAAATCTGTTCGTAATTTGGAAGCTTATGGAGTTAGTGTTAGAGATGCTAGTGGTAATTTCCGTAGTATGAGTGACATTATCACTCAACTTGCGGAGAATAAAGGTTGGGCTTCAATGACTGGCCCAGAACGAAAAGAAGCATTCGTATCAATATTTGGTACTGGTACTGCTCAAGCTCGTAGGTTCTTTGATCTTGCTATTCCTAATTATCAGCAGTTTAATAGTCTAACTGATCAAGTTCAAGACTCAGCTGGTGCTATGGGTCGAGCTTATGACATCATGTTTGAGCAGCCAGCTACACAAGCTCAATTATTACAGAATAAGTACGAACTCCTAAGACAGGAAATTGGTGATCAGTTAATTCCTGCTAAGTTAAGACTTATGGAAGTCCTTGGCAGTCTTATGGATGCGTGGAACTCACTTGATCCTGGGGTTAGAAAAGTAATTGTTACCTTCCTAGTAGCTGCTTCTGCATTCCTAGCTATTGTAGGTCCTATCATTGCAGTTATTGGTTCTGTGATGATGTTCGTTGGTGCCATGAAGATGGCAGGCATAGGTATTGGGGCCTTAGCTTCTGGCATGGGTATTGCTCTTGTAGTGATTGCTCTATTAGCTGGTGCTGCATATCTTATCTATAGGAATTGGGATACTATTGGTCCCTTGTTCTGGAAGGTTTGGGACTCTATTAAGTCTGCCTTCCAAAGTGCTTGGGACTTTATTCAGCCAATCCTAGAGACCTTTATCAATGGTGTTAGAGGATTTTGGGAAGCACTTAATGGGGAAGGTTTAACCTCTGATGGCTTTGTTGGAGCCATGGAGCGCATTGGTCTTTATATTAGAGAAAATATTATTCCAGTTATTCAAGAGCTTTGGGATAAATTCTTAGCTTTTGCTAATTGGTTTGCTGATGAAGCTTGGCCTAAGATTGTAGATGCAGCTCAATTTGCTTGGGATAAATTAACTGCCTTTTGGGATTGGTTAACTAATTCTGCTGTCCCTGCTGTTGTTGATTTTGGTCAGAAAGTAGTTGATGCATTCCAGTGGCTTTGGGACAAAGCAGTAGAAGTTTATAATTGGTTTTCTGATAACTTTGGTCCTGGATTCCAGAAAATATGGGACTCTTTAAAGGAAAACATCCCCCCAATTATAGATGAAATAAAGGAAACTTGGCAGAGTCTTGTAGATAAGTGGAATGAAACATACCCTCTCTTAGAGGAGGGGTTTAATCGTTTCATGATAGCAATGAACTTCTTAAAGGATGTTGTTGTAGCTGTATGGGGATTTATTAGTCCTTTTATTGAAGTAGCTATGTCAGTGATTAGAACTGCTATTGATGCAGGTATGTCTATTATTAGTACTGTGTGGTCAGCTGCTTGGGAATTAATAAAGAGCCTAGTAGTCATTGCTTGGAATCTTATAAGTTCTGTTATTGCAGCTGCTATTGCAATTATTAGTAATATTATTCAACTTGGATTGAATATCATTCAAGGTGATTGGGGAGAAGCTTGGCAAAATATTAAGAACATCCTTTCTGCTGTTTGGGATATTATTAAGGCTGTTATTAGTGCTGCTTGGGAAGTAATTAAAGCCTTATTTAGAGCTGCATATAGCATCATAAAGGGCATTGTATCTGATTTCGTAACTTGGTTATGGGATAAGATTAAGGCAATGATGGATGGATTTAAAGATAAGGTTACTTCTGGTTGGGAAACAATCAAGAGTATATTCAAAGGAATGCCTGAAACTATTAAAGGGTTTTTCTCAGGGGCAGCCAGTTGGCTTTACGATGCTGGTAAAGCTATCTTAAGCGGTTTAATAGATGGTATAACTAATAAGATTCAAAGTCTTAAAGATAAACTTAGCAGTGTAACTAGGCTTATTCCTGATTGGAAAGGTCCCTCTGAAGTAGATAAGAGATTGCTGTTTGGTAGTGGTCAGATGATTATGCAAGGTTTAGAAGGTGGGTTAGCAAATGGTTGGAGAGATGTACATTCTTATTTAAGTGGGTTAACTACCTCTGCCAACTTTATGCCTAACGTATCTGTTAGTGCAGGTATTGGCACTAAGGTTATGGGTGCTGACGACAGCAATGTATTGGCTGCCTTAATTAAGGTTACAGATACTGGTATGAGCAACAATGATAAGTTAATTGATGCTGTAGAGAGGTTAATTGAAGCTGTACGAGAGGGTAATGAAAATCCCACTGTTGTAATGGCAGGTGGATCCAGTTCTTATTGGTATGACTCAGAAAACTCTGGTGCGTAATGGCTTTAGGAGATCTAGTAACTCTGCCATACCAATATGAGTTCAATAACTTTGCTTTTGGTTCCGGTACAGACTATGACATCTATAAGATAAATGGTCTCTTGGGTTACTCAATGCGATCAGACTCTAATGATAGATTTGGCAGGCATGGTGGGTCTGGTGCTCGCATGTATGCCAATATGAAGAATACATCATTCGAGATGCGCATCCGAGCTACATCTAGTACTGATTATGTTACTAAGAGAAATAGTATTGCTACTGCTATGCAGCCAATCGTTGATCCTAAGGATGCTCTCTACTTAGTCTATAGACTAGATAGTAATTTAACTACTAAGATTATAACTAAGTGCAGACCAAGAGTTGTTGATCTTGATTTAGATAGAGCTGCTGCCTTAATGTATCCTAATGTCAAGTTAGGATTTGAGCATCTTGATCCTATTCAGTATGGATTGACTTTAAACTCTCAGACATTTGCAATGCCAAGTGCCACTAACACTATCAATAATAGTGGTAACTCCATCACTAATTGGTTGCTTAGTATGGTAGGTCCTGCCACTAATCCAATCATTACTAATAATACTACTGGCCAGGTTATATCGTTTACGGGATTGATACTTAATGGGACTCAAGTCTTAACCTTGGATTCCAGTGAATCTACAGCTAAGGTCAATGGAGAATCTGTAGACATTTATTTGACTTCTGGTTTCTCCTGGTGGGGATTACCAGTTGGAGGTACGTCAATAACTGTGAGTGCTACTACTGCCACCACTGCTAGTTGTACTCTAACTTGGAGAAATGGATTCTGGTTACCATGAGTATCTACCTTGTTGATCATCCGCCTAAGCGTAGGCAGTACTATGGTAATAGAAGGAAACAGGTTACAGGATCTATCGTCTTACATGATGCTGAATGTGCTGCTGTTTTCAAACTTAACCAAGACAACGCTGCTGAATCTGTAGCTAAGTTCATTAGTATCAGATCCGATGCAGGGTCCTATCACTCTATTGTAGATTCCGACTCAATTGTTAGAGTTGGTAGTTATGAATGGGAAATGTTCCATGAAGGAACAGGTGGAAACTCTTGGTCTTTAGGATTGTCCTTTGCTTGTAATACAAAAGTATGGACTACAGCTCCAGCATGGTGGTTGGATGCCATTATTGTTAATGGTGCTCAAGAAGCCTACAATATGGCTATGTGGGTCAAAGAAACAGCTGGTGTCAATGTTCCTGCCATCCATATTAGTGCTGAGCAGTACAGGGCCGGACAACCAGGATTTGTGTCCCATGCTCAGTTAGATACTGGTCGTAGATCTGATCCGGGTAAGGACTTTCCTTGGGCAGTGTTCTTAGAGAAGTACAGGAGGTTAATGGAAGTGGATCTAATTCAATTAAACGCATTCGTTATGATTGATTGGACCTATCGTAGTTACTTAGGTCGTACCCCTTCAGAAAGAGAACTTGCTTACTGGTTGGGTCAAGTTCAGAAGGATGGATTAGAAGCAGCACAAAATGCCATTAAGGACTCTCAGGAAGCTCATGGGGGTTAACAAGTTCTACGTCCCTACTGGGGATGACTCTAGGGATAAAGCATGGCGACTTCAAATGGAAGAACGTATGCATACCTTAGAGACTCAACAGAGGTTATTTAACGCATCCATTAAGGGTGGATCTCTTCAAGTACTTAGAGGTGAGGATGCAAAGTTAGTAGCCAATATTGGTGTTGGAACTTATGGGTCTACAATTCCTCGTACAGCGGAGATTATTACTTTCTTAGATGCAGGGAATAATAACACAACCTTCCATTTGCTTCTTGATGAAAAGTATGGATGGGTACTCCCTAGATGGCATTTCAATTTTGTTGCTGATACTTTCATAGTAGTTACTTCAGGTAGTTATATTAACACTTGGAAGACTTCCCTTAACATAACAGCTCAATGCCTTGTTGTTCAGTTATTCATTACTTGTGATGCTGGTACAACAGGCAAGGTACGACTCGATCTTAATAGTAGAACTACTGATGAGATCACTATTAATCCCTCTGAGCAGAAGTTCTGTAAGTTCTCTTGGGATCTTAGAGGCAAATATGATTTTGGCTCTGACTTAACATTACGTATTCAAAACTTTAGGGTAAGTGGTGCCGGTAATGTTAATGTATACGCACCAGATGCTTGTTACTTAACATCTGCCTTTGATCGCTCAGATATGACAACTGGTGGCATCGCTAGTGTCTGACTTTAACGGTTATAAATTCCTCACTACTAATCTGCTAACAGGGCAGGTATTAGGGGATTTAGAAATAAGCTCTTGTAATTGGAGAGAGATTTATAAGTCCCCCGGTTCTGCTTCGATCACTGTACGTTTCGATGCACCTACATCCAGACCTGAATTCTTTCCCGATTGGGCATCAGGTCTATGGATTGTTAAGGATGGTATCATTAAATGGGGTGGAATTGTAGGTAAGGTCCAAAGACGTGGTGGTACTAGAAGTATCACTATCCCTGCTATAGGTTTCTTAGAGTACTTTCGTAAAAGGTTTTTACGTAATGCTCAGGGAATGACTTATGGTAAATTGGTTAGAGTATCTGATATTGAATGGGATGCAGTAGATGTCTTTCACATCTTCAAAGATGTAGTAGATCATGTACAATCCTTTCCTGACGGCAATCTCAATGTAGGTGTCACTTGGGATAAACTATCCGGTAAGACTACTAAGATGGTTTATAGGACATTCACTGTTAAGTCAGTTGGTAATCTGATAGGTGAATTGTCTGATCGGCTTACGTCAGGGTTCGATTTTGAACAACGTTACACTTGGGTTAATGGTAAACCTAAATGTAATTTCCACTTGATGTACCCACAATTCAATAGGCAGATTAACAAGGTACTTCTATTTCAGATTGATAGAACTGTGACTGTTAATGAGCCTATCATTAATGCACTAAACACTACTGGATTTGCTGGATCTTACGCTACTCCTGGAGATAAGACTCACGTAACAGGTGACATAGAGATCATTGCTGCATTACGTCCAAGTGATTGGACTCCAGCAACTAATATGACTATAAGATCTAAATGGGGCACAGCTGGTAATAGATCCTGGAGACTTATTTTACTTACAACTGGTAGATTGCGATTCGAATGGACTACTAATGGAACTACTATTTTGACAGAGGATTCTGATATTTCAGTGTCCTTTGCCAATGGAGATTTAGGTTTAGTTAGAGTCACTATGGATATCGATAATGGAGCAGGGAATTATAGTTGTACCTTTTGGCAATCTACCGATGATGGTAAGAACTGGACTGCATTAGATACAGCTCCACCTGATCCATATGGCGATGTCTTTACAAATAGTTTCTAACTACTAACAGGAGAGCAGTAAGTGGTTTCTACCAATTTCAGTGCAGTTGACTTACTTGATACAGACACAGGTCATACCAATGGTCCTCGGGGTCATGATGCTATTAATGCTGCCATTGATATTGCTACACGTCCTGCTAGTACTAGAACTATTACGCATACTGGTACTACATTAACTATTGATGCAGATCAGTTACTGGGTGGTCATACTGCTCGTGTTACAGTCAGTGCTAATATCACTGGCTTAACTATGAATAACATGACTACAGGATTACCTTTCCTTTTAATTCTTGATGGCAATGGTAGTTCATCCTTTACGGCCAATCTTTCAGCTATTAAAATCAATAGTACGACTTCACTGGATGCAGCTGTCGCTGTAGGTCCTACCAGTCGACTGGCAGTCTGTTTCATCAAGACCGTGGATGGCGTCCTGTGGGCTCCTGCTGGCCTGCTCAGCTACGGCACGGCTGGTGGTGGTGGCAGCTCAATCACGTCCATAGGGTTCGGGTCCCTGCCCTTTACTGGGGCCTCCGTGACGTCCGTGAGCGTCCCTCTGCCAGCTGGTATCGCTGCTGGGGATCTCATCGAGGTGCTGCTACAGACACAGGAATCGACCGATCCTGGAGCCCCAACGACTCCTGGTGGATACACACAGAGATTCACTAATACGCCATCCGCTGGATTTATTCCACGACTCACTAAGGTCTATAAGATTGCTTCTGGTTCTGAAGGTGGAACTAATCTAACTGTTACTTTCCCCACATCATGTCGTCCATGTGGCGGTTCACAAGTATGGAGAGGTGTTAATACTTCTACACCTTACGACATTACTTCTGCTTCTGCCGCTCAGATGGGTAATGGTAATCCCGATCCTAACTCCGTTACTACATTAACCGCCAATGCTGTTGTTGTTGCTTACACAGCAGGCAATAAGACTGGTGGTGGTACTTGTACTGCTCCTACTACACCAGGAACTTACGCCAAAACTCTTGATCAATCCGGCGCAGATAGGTCTGCTGTGATTGCTTACAGAACTGTAACAGCAGCTGGAGCCGAGAACCCTAATGCCTTTGCTTGGACAGTTGATAATCATACAGTTATCACTGATGCACTTAAGAAGGCATAATGACACTAATTGACTTCTTTGGGCATCTTGCCACTATAACCAATCCTAAGACTCAAAATGATGAGACTACTAGTGGTGGCGGTAGCGGTAGTGATATTCGTAAGTTCTTCTATGATCTATTAGAAGACTATGTAGAGCCTGTCCCAATCCCTAATGGACTTAATTTAGGGTTTACTAGGATTGTAAATAGTGTCACAGATTGGAACAACCTTCCAACATTTTTACAGCCTGGTGATGTAGTAAAGTTAAATACCAATATCCCTCAGGGGCTTACTTATAGAAGTAATAGTCTTGGATACGGAGGGGCTGGTCCCTACCCTAATGGGTTACCGGAAGCACCAATTACCATTGTTTGTGCAGCTGGTGTATGGATTGATCCTGGGAATATCACTGGCGCAGATACTGGATTAGACATCATTCGTGCTCGACACGTGCATGTTGTAGGGGTCAACGTTAGGAACTGTCGCTTTCCTATTCGTTGTATCACTAGTGGTGGTTCTGCTGGATTCCCTATGAAGATACATCACTGTCAAACGATGCAGGCTAATGAAGCGCAGATCTATGTAGGTGCTTTATCTGACCCTGGACTTAATGCCAGTTCATATGTATCTGTTATGTATAATAAGGTACATGACAGTTCAGGTAACGTCCCATATTCTGAGGGTATTTATGTAGGAACTGGATCTACTACATACGAATGGAAAGACACAACTCATGATGTTGAAATAGCATACAATGAGGTCTATAATGTCCGTGGGGATGGTATAGATATTAAGCCAGGAGCTTATAATATCTTTGCTCATCATAATGCTATACATGATATTGGAGGCGATCTAGGTGCAGGTATCTCTGCCTGTATCCCTGATACTGCATACACAATTGATCCTACTCCTGGGACAATTAAACCAATTTGGATATGGAGCAATTGGATCTGGAATGTAGGTTATGCATTTAATGGGATATCCGGTATGGCTAATGGTATTAGAGCCAATTTTGCTGGGATGCTTGTCTTTAATAATATTATCTGGGGATTAGCTGTTAAGGGTGGGGGAAACACAAGAGGTATAGATGCAAACGTTTATCAAAACGTCGCAGCCTTTGCTACCATCTTCTTTAATAATACCATCTGGGCTAATACAGCTTTCACCAATACTGTCTTCTCTGGCACAGATGACTTCTACTTCTTTGAGAACTTGACATCTGATGGGTCGCAAGGTCAATCTATAGCGACACTTGCTGCTGACTTTATTGGACCTATCCCAGCTATTAATCCCACTAGTGATGCCACTACTGGTGCTACAGCAAATACTGGGGTTGGTCCAGGTTCTGGCTTCTTATTAAGGAGTTCTTCTTCTCATATTAATGTAGTAGTTACTACGGATAACCACAGAACTACGGATGCAACTGGTATCTCAGTACCTAGAAATGGTGTTGCTGATAGAGGTGCTTATGAATTCGTTTAAGGAAGTTTGATGCCAACTACTTCTATCTTTAGTGGATCAGCGTTTGATGAAGCTGGATCAGATACTAATGGATCTGGTAATAACTTTGTGGGCCATATCCTTTGGTGTCAGGTCAAAGCAGGTACTACAGTAGTCTCTCACTTTGATGCTAGATTGACTCCTGTTGGCACTACTTCTGGTATCGAAGACTATGGTAACTTTTGGTCCTTGGGTGGCGGGGCTAATATAGAAGTAGATGTAACCAGTCCTATAGAGAAGAAGATCTTTGATGCTAGAGCTTCTAATGTAATAGATTATGATAATGATGGTGCCGACATTCCATCTACAGGACTAGCTGTCATTGGTGAAGGTGAAGGTAATAATCAGTTCCTTGAGTATATTCAAAACACACAAGGACAAGTCCCGTTATGGGAAGAGAAGTTTACAGTTAAGGATCAAAGTAATAGGTTGATCATCTTAGATCAAGCTAATCTTGAATTGGCTTACAATGCCAATATTAATCCTGTTTACTCTCTTAAATTAGACCCTAATCAAGAACCTGGTATTGATGACATCAAGCCTGGAATGCAGTCTCGGTTAGTCATTGATCATGGATATACTGAAGTAGATGATACTTTCTTTGTTGGTACTGTTGAAGTTCATTTAACTAAAGAAGCTCAAGAAGAGATTAGTACAGAAGTAGTATTATTCCGTGGTAATCCAGTCATTGAGGGTACAGGTTCTTGGTTCATAGATAGTGCTACTGCTCAAGTCATTCAACCTAATGGGAAGGAATTTATCTCTGCTGGTTTGAATGGCGGTGTCCATATAGGAACTAATGGCTTCTCTGGTACTGACTTATTAGAGAGATCATTTGGTTGGGCATGGGAACGTTATCCAGGACCACAAACTATAAATGGATATCAGCGCCTTTCAGATATCTGGCCCGGAGATACTAATATAGTAGCAGGTAATGAGATCTTCCCTGGTGGTACAGTATCCGCTGGCATATACTATGATCATTCAACTTTTACATGGAAATATATTACTGACAGAGTCTACTCATTAACTGGACAGAGGTCTACTGATGCTATATCTGCTGGTATTACTAATACCGAAGATCATTGGCATAGTAAGCTCTATAGAGTTAATGCTTTGCTTAGATATGGTCCATACACTTGGAATGGTGCAACATGGATGGACTCCTCAAGGACCATAGATCAGTATGTTGGTGAAGTAGATCGCCTAGAGCGATTGGGAATTACAGTATCTATTGAGGATCACGACTTCTTGTCTTTAGATCCTACGATGCCTGCTTCTGTTGTAGCTAATCCTGTTCTTCCAGTTACTGATTCTTCTCTATCAGGTAATACACCAATCATTGATGCACTAAAGTTTTATGACGCTCTGTGTACAGCCTTCCCTGATGGGAAAAGAAATATCTGGATAGAACTTCCTAATGAAGCACATACAACTGGTAGAATACTTAAGTATGATGATTGGATTGTCACATGGATTCGTCGTATTAGAGCTAAGGGATACACTGGTATTATCTGTGTCCCGTCAGCTAGATGGGCTGGTGAGCTAGCCAATATAGGTCGAGGCGAGTACGATTCGCTTATGGTCAGATTAGAATCCTATGGAGT